GTCCAGATACAGACCGTCATCGCCATACCACGTCAGCGTACCGCCAAAACCGTAGCCGTCTGAGCTGATGCGTCCGCGACCAAGATCGGAATCGTAAGGCGACCAAACGCTGGCAACACCATGGGTGTAATGCACGGTAATGCCGCCGATCAGCTTGCCTGTTTCACCTTCATGCAACATGCCGTCAATACCAGCCTGCATTTTATAGGCGCTGTAGTCATAGGTGGCATCGGACGTCGACGTGCGCGGCTGCATTTTGGAGTAGGAGCCTTCAATCCGCCCCCAAATGCCAGAAGTTTCAATATAGCTGCCAGCCTCGCTGTTTGGAGCATAAGGCTCAATTGCATCTGCGCCTTGTGAGAGCATCAGATTACCGGCATGGCTCCAATAGCGATTGCCCACACGCTGTTGAAGTGTTGGCAAAGTGTTCAACCCAAGCAGGAATTGCGGATAAATTTCATAGACAGGAGCACCCGGCTGATAATGCGGCTTCTTGTCTTTCAGTTCAGAGCGCAGATACCAGTTACCGTCGGCACTATCATCTCCTAAGCCGTTGCGAAACAGTCGGTACGCATAGGCACCGCCGACAACAGCCTGATCACCTTTGTGAGTATAATCACCCAGCAATGTAAATGAAGCGCCTGATACACCATCAATCTCAATGATCCGGATACCATTAACGGTCTGCGCGCCCTGACCGCCAATATTGGTCACTTTTACAAAACCAGTCCCCGAAGTGTCACCTTTGACAAAAAATTTATCTGTCACGGAGCCATCCAAGCCGAGCTCGGTATCAATAAATAGCTGACCACCATCACTATGATAATCGCCTTCAAATTTTAGCTGATCTCCGGCCAAAGAGTTATTTGAAAGATTAATGGTTCCGGACAGATTATGAAATTTGCCAGTCAGAGTATAATCAACCGGCAGCGCTCCCTGAGCTTTCAAAAATAAAGCCGCTTTATCCCGAAGAGTGACTTCCGAAAAACTGGAATTATCACTTAAATACCAGGCACTGTTTTCGCCTGCTATATTTAAATTAAGAACGCCATTATCTCTAATTTGGGTTGCCCCATCGAAACGGCTGCCATTGCCCATCCAAAGATCAATCACGCCCGATTTTGTGGCCAGCATATCTCCGGAAATTATATAGACTTTATCATCAACGATCGTATTCGTGTCGCTGTTAAATGATCTGATGCTTGCAGTCTTGCCAACAGAATCTTTGCCATCCGCTGCACTATAACTATCAGCATAAAATGCATAAGATCCGGTACCGTTCACCTTTACACTGACATTGCCCCGTAATTCCACATTACCGGAATAGTCTGTCACTCCGGTGTCATTCCGGTTATAATAATAATCAAGTAATTGTCGCTGAGCTGCCACGCCATGCGCGTTATCGCCATTTGTTACAACATTGATATTGTTGGCTGCTATACGTCCCCAGCCATTCGCGTATATACCGTAAGCGCCATCGCCGTTCGTAGTAATATTGTGACTATTAGCGGCTCCACCTAAAAGCTGTATTTCGCCAACACTAAGGGTTCGGCACGCATAAAATTTAAGTATTGACGGTCCACAACCATATGTCTGCGTACCGGCATACACTGCATGTCCGGCATCCCAGCTCCCGTCACCATGCGTCACTATATTTGAGTCACCATTGAATATAATAAGGTGCTTTTCAGGCCCCATCTCAGACGAGACTGAGCGAATTCCCATTCCCTGCTGAACTTCAATATTAGCAGTATTATGGACTGTTAGGCGTCCACCAGAATTATCGCGCCCGACATTAATACCATCGCCGCTTACACCTGAAGCAGATATTGTTAAATTATTGAAATCAACCGTTGGCCCATAATTACGCAAGGTTACACCGTCACTCTGTGAACCTTCAACGGTTATAAAGGCATCTTTAAATACAATCTGATTAGAAAATTGAGCATAGCCATGCTGATTATTGGCAGTTCTATGTAAATATACCGTTTCATATTCATGAAGTTTTTTACCTCCATGATTAGCCGGTTCATATGTTTCGCCTGGAGCACAATTAACAGTATCACCAGAAACCGTACAGTCAGCAGCTTTTGCTGTATTGGTATATCCTAATGCAATGAACGGCACTGCAAATAATAATACTCGCATCCTTCCCTCCTGCCATTATGACAACACGCTATCTCTGCAAAAACTCCACACAACAAAAACAAAATATGCTTAATTATTGATTAAGCATATACTTTTAAAATAATACAATAAATTTTATAATTATAAATTACACTTCTATGTAAAAATTATCTCTAACAAGGCAAAATATTCATCTAACTATTTGATCAAAATTGGTTTTTTATTATAGTTTAAATTTTAAAAGTGATTTTTAATCACTGAACAAAGGCACAAATCATTGTTGTGCATTGAAAAAAATCAACTATCAACAGCAATTCACAGCGTCTATTAGCTCTTTCGAATCTGTCTTGACTCTTCCCTAAGAAGAGAACAGATGTAGAACAGAATTGTAATTTGAAAGTTTATCGACCATTTTGCGCACTCGTTTGCGCCACGGATTTTTTGTGCCATGCGTAAGCCAGAAACCATTGAACGATTATATTTGGATTTTGACGGCTTCTTTGCGAGCGTTGAACAGCAATGTGACAAGCGCTTGCGCGGCAGGCCGGTTGGAGTAGTGCCGTTTGAAGGCACAGATCGGACGGCCGTCATTGCCTGCTCAAAAGAAGCTAAAGCCTATGGCGTGAAAAACGTCATGAAGATTAAGGACGCAAAAGCACTGTGTCCGGATCTGATATTGGTGCCACAAAAGCCAGATCTATATCGCCGCGCTCATAACGCCCTGCTCTGCGAAATCGAATCCGTCATTGCAATCGATACAGCCAAGAGCATCGACGAACTGACCTGCATTCTGGATGAGCGCGGTCGGCGCGATCCGGAGGGGCTCGCCCATAAAATCAAGGAAACAATCAAACTGAATGTCGGCGAGTTCATCACCAGCTCTATTGGCTTTGCAGCGAACCGGCAGTTAGCAAAAATGGCCTGCAAAGCCGGCAAGGATGCCAGCAAAAGAGCCGGCCAATATGGCAACGGCTTAGCGATCTGGCACCCGAATATGATGCCGAACCCGTTATTTGAGGTGAAGCTGGCCGATGTGCCAGGCGTTGGCGACAACATGCGGATGCGCCTTGCCCATAGCCAAGTCATCACCACCGAGCAGCTTTATAATCTGCAGCCCAAGCACATGCGTAAAATCTGGCGCAGCGTGAATGGTGAGCGCCTTTGGTATGCCCTCCACGGCTATGATATCCAAGCCATACCGCAGAAACGCGGTATGTTTGGGCATGGGCGCGTATTGCCACCTGAAAGCCGCAGCATCAACGGAGCCTATGAGATTGCCCGCCTCTTGCTTGTGAAAGCTGGCAGACGCTTACGGCGTGAGGAATACTATGCCGAGGCTTTATGGCTTTGGCTGTCTGTCCGTGATGACTCATGGTTTCGCATTGTGAAAATGCCAACGGTTAACGATGAGCAAGCCATTATGACAGCCCATAGAATGCTGTGGGATTATGTGCGCCGTGAGCTGCCGCGAAACACAACCATATTTCGTGTCGGGATAACGCTTGCCGATCTGAGCCAAGCCAATGCCCGCCAGCTGGATATCTTCAATAACGACGATGTAATCAGACAGAAATGGGAAAGAGCCAACGGCGCAATGGATGCGCTTAATGCCAAATACTCCAGCACGATCGTGCATATGGGAGAATGGAAGCCACCTGCAGGCGGTCATGTTGGCGGTAAGATCAGCTATGTCCGTATCCCATCTGCAGAGGACTTCTACTGATGGGTAACTGGAAAACAAAATACAAAGTCGGTGATCTATCCGATGATCAAAAACTAGAAATGATCTGCAAAAAATGCAGTCGGCTTGTCTATATCACTAAGGCAACGATCTGCACGGCAAGAGGCCGTGAACAGCTGTATCTGGATGAAATTGAGAACCGTGCCCGATGTAAAGCGCAAGGCTGCAGAGGCCGCATGCGTATGGCCATGTACAGGCTCGATGAAATGTCAGGCTTTGTTGGAGGTCTGGCATGAGTGACGAAACACAATCCCGCACATCGAAAGGTATGTATATTCATTATTGCATGCATAAAGGATGCAATAAGTGGGGAGCTTACGGATTCAAAGGTCGCTACGGCACTGAATGGTTTTGCTGTAAACACAAGCAGGATGGAGAGGACACGCCGAAATGAACCAAAATTTCAATCCAGTGTGTCATTCATTTTGTTAAAAATGCTCATCAGTTAGTTTTGGTCATTAGTAAGTTCCATGTCGGAGAGAATATCTTTGCGACAAGAGGAATTAGAAGTGAGCCCAGAATAAAACCAAACACACCATCCGAAAATGCAGTCACAAGCCAGTTAGCGGCCGATGTAAAGGCCTCAGAAACTTCGCTTGATGCTAACAATGCCAGGTACTCGATGTAACCATAAGGTTGATGCACTCCCAACTCATGCATCCCGTGTATAAAGATATTTCCGCCTACCCAAAGCATAGCTGCGGTTCCGATTACAGTCAGTAGCCACAATAGTTTAGGTACAGAGCGAACTGTCCAATGACCAAATGCACGCGTCCATGACAGCCTGCCTTTTTTGGCTAAAAGCACACCAAAGTCATCAAGCTTAACAATTATCGCAACAACGCCATACACAAGCACCGTAACCATAATACCCACTAAGCATAGGGTTACAAACTCTATCCATAAAGACCGAGATTCAATCATTGAAAGAGCCAATGTCATAATTTCTGCAGATAATATGAAATCTGTCTTTACTGCACCTGAAACACGACTTTCTTCAAGTGCTGTAGGGTCTTGAGTGTCATTATTCTCATCACTATCGTGAGAGTTTGAAGGGAGTAACTTGTGCCAGATTTTTTCAGCACCTTCGTAACAAAGATAGGCGCCGCCAATCATAAGAAGTCCGGTCACGCCTATCGGAAAATAATAATCCAAAGCCAATAAGCCGGGTATAAGGAAGGCTTTATTTCGTAAACTCCCCATAGCAATGCGGGCAATCATAGGGAGTTCGCGTGCTGCAGTTATTCCGACGACATAATTTGGAGTTACCGCTGCATCATCAATGATGACACCAAGTGTTTTTGTACCGGCTCGTGTTGCATTGGCGGCAATATCATCGACCGAAGCTGCAGCCACCTTCGCGATGGCAGCTACATCATCCAAAAGAGCTAGCAAACCACTCATATGATTATCTCCAATAAAATCGAAGAACAGAAATAAAGTACAATAAATCCGTCTTATATATCGAGATTAATTCTACCAAAATGAACCAAAGGCACAATCCTGCGTTTCTGCTGAGATGGAGGATAGAATGTGCAATCAATATAATCTTAAAATGAACAGTGCCCAGCTTAAACAAGCAGTCGGGTCATATATTGATCTGACAAACGGCGCGTCATTTGATGAAAAAATCTATCCTGACTATCCGGCACCAATACTGCGCAATAATCTGGATGGTATAGAGCTGGGCTTAAGCCGTTGGGGGATGCCAACACCACCAATGTATGTCAAAGGCGAAACTGATAAAGGCATCACCAATGTGCGGAATATATCATCCCGCCACTGGCAGCGCTGGCTTGGCGTTGCAAGCCGGTGCCTTGTTCCGGCAACTTCATTCAGTGAATATGCGCAGCATTCGGATCCAAAGACAGGGAAAAAACCGCTACATTGGTTTGCTATTGATAAATCAGAACCGCTGTTTTTCTTTGCAGGCATTTGGACAGAATGGATTGGCGTAAGAAAGCCATCAGAAGGCAAACAAAATCACACATTATTTGCTTTCCTGACAAGTGAACCGAATTCCGTTGTCGCGCCAATTCACCCGAAAGCGATGCCGGTCATCCTGACTGAGCCAGAGGAATATGATATGTGGATGACAGCGCCGTGGGATAATGCAAAGGAGCTGCAGCGGCCGCTGACATCAACAAAATTATGCATGCTACTTTGAATTAGCACACCTATCTCAGTGCAATAGTCTAACGATTATTCCGTGTGCCTGAAGAGTACAGCCTTCCCTCCTCCTGTATTTGCCGAAAAGGTGCAGTGAAAACTGCATACAATCCATCCTCTTTATAATACACGTTTGACGCGCCAATCCCCATCAGCCCCATTTTAATCAATCGTGAACCAAATCCTTTAGATTTTGGCGGAACAACTTTCGGCCCATTACGCTCTTGCCATTCCAAAACGAGTGTAGGGGTATTGTCATCATTTTTAATGAACCAATTAACTACAATAGACCCCTCAGGCACTGATAGGGCTCCGTATTTAATTGCATTTGTGGTTAGCTCATTAATAAGCAATGAAGTAGACATAACCCCTTTAGGTCCAATTAGAATTTTGGGACCATTGAGCTCAACTCTACTTTTGCTTGCGACAGGCTCCAGAACAGCATTAATAACTTGTTCGATAGTTCCGTTAGATGAACTACCTAACCTTAATACATCATGACCATTAGCAAGGGCATGTAACCTATTTGAAAAAACAGGTAGAGCATCCTTAACATCATTTTTCCGAAAAGTTTGGTTTGCCAAAGCCTGGATAACACTAAAAGTGTTTTTTATCCTGTGCGCCAGCTCGGAATTTATAACTTCAGCATTTTTAACTGCTTCTACCTTGGAGGTCATTTCAATAACTGTATCGATCATTCCTAAAACAGTGCCGTCACTTCCAAGTATTGGGCTGTAGCAAAATGTAAAATAGCATTGTTCAGGGTAACCATTGCGATTAATAATAAGCGGATAGTCTTCGATAAAGGTTGTCTTGCCTTTATAAGCATCCGCAACCATAGGTTCGATGCTGCTCCAAGCTTCACTCCAAATATCCCGAAAAGATTTTCCCATACAATTTTCTTTTGCGCCAAGAATTTGCGCAAATGCATCATTATAAAGAGTGGTGTAATCATCCCCCCAAATAATTGCCTTGGGAAAATGGGAAGACAACATAAGTTGCACTGCATTTTTAAGCTCACTCGGCCAACCCTCAAGGGGTCCAAGTGGATTTTTATGCCAGTCATAAGCTATAATTTCTGATGATGACTGCCCATTATTAGGTAGAAAGTAGAATTTATTTTTCAATTGAATCACCAAAGGGCGAAAGAGGCAGTGACATAGCCTCTCCATTAATCACCATTCAGAGAAAATGTCTCATTAAAAAACAGATTTAAATCCGCTAAAAAAATCATTTAAAGTATTTTATGCAAAACTTCTTAGCGCAATATGCGCAGATGATACATCAGGTCCATAATGATAATGCCCATCCATATCCAGTAACTCTTGTAAACGCAGCCTCGCTCGGGAAACACGACTTTTAATTGTTCCAAGCGCGCATCCACAAATAGCTGCAGCTTCTTCATACGAAAAACCAGAGGCGCCTACCAGAATAATCGCCTCCCGTTGATCATCAGGGAGTAGATTGAGCGCCACACGAAAATCGTGTAAATCAAGTGAGCCGTACTGTGCTGGATGAATTGCAATATTATTACAATATATGCCTTCGCTATCTTGAACCTCACGGCCGCGTTTTCTCATCAAATTATAAAATTCATTGCGTAGAATAGTGAAGAGCCAGGCATTTATGTTTGTACCTTTTTCAAATAGGTCCTGTTTTGCCCATGCTTTTAAAACGGTCTCTTGTACCAAATCATCAGCTTTATCAGCATTTTTTATAAGAGACTTTGCAAAAGCTCTGAGATTGGGAATGGCTTCCATAAGACCGTCTTTAAAAGATGATGTGCTCTGACCCATAACTTACCTTCTCCCTTTTTCGTGGCGAGCATCAATTGAGAGAGCTTCCTGATGCTTCAACTTATCCAATAAATTTAATAATCTATCGGGAATGCCTTCATCTTTAACTGAGTTATAATAAGACTTTAATTTAACACCGATTGCATTGCTTGAATCAAAGTGCATAAACTCAGAATACTCTGTATTTTTATTTTCTTCATTCATACCAATTCTTTTCAATGTTCTGCTCACTTTAGCTTTTTGCAGCTTTACCGTTGCTACCTCCATTTGCTTGTTCGCCTTCGTGAGAATAAATGCACGAGGAGGCTTACGGTTCCTAAATATTCTAAAAAACAAAACGAAAGTTGGTAATTTAAATAGGCTAAGCATCTATTTTCTCTCATAAACTAGGGCTGCCAACACCTGATCCAGACGCTTATTAGTCTCCTTTGTCCCATCTCTCAGCTCATCACGAATTTCTTTAATGTTCTTTTTTATCTCATTCATTTGAGCATCATGATCGACACGCTTTACATATTCATCGCGCACCCTGTTGATGCGCTCATGTAGCTGATCGTCACCATCTTTCATTGTAGCTGACAAAGACCGGAATGAGCCAACAAGCGCAATCATGAACGATACACCTAAACTAGCCGATATCCCGATCAACCACTTAATATCATCTCCCATCACCAGCACCCCTGCCGTTTTCCATTTTGGTCATTACCTTCCACTCGCTCAGCAGCCTTCCGATCAGCTTTTGTCAGCGCCACCAGCCCAGCGGCTGAAAGATCATTCTTGCGCCAGCCCGCGCAGCTGCTCACAGTCTGCGGATTGCATCCCGCGACGGCGAAGAGACTGAATGCAAAAATCATAGTCCGAAAGATTGCGTGTTTTCGCATCGTCTTTCACCCTCTCCCGCTCAGCACGGATATCACTCTTTAATTGCTGAATTGCGCCCTCTTGGCGCTGTTTGTACTTACCAAGCTGAAAAGCACCGGTGAGCACCACAGCGCCCACCAGCAGCAAGGCTGCGATAGTTTTGAGCTGCCCCAACATCAGAGCGCCTCAACCAGTTCGGTGATTTTGTCTTTCACCTGTTTCATGGTGAGGATGGAATAGATTGAGATACCGATGATGCTGACAACAATCACCATCTGCACCCGCCAATCAAATGCTCCCATCAGAGCTGCAGGCGACATAGTGCCGATATAGCTCCACAACCATGCCCGCTTGGACTTCCAGACCGGCTTAGGCTTTTCAGGTTCAGACGGCAGGTTTTCGGCGTCCCGCTTTTCAGGAGCCAGTACCGGCAACTCATTGCCTGCAGCTTTGGCCTTGCGCAAAACCGCTTCAATGGCTTCCGGCCTCACCAGAGCCTTATTAAGCGCATCACCATCATAATAGGACTGACCACGCTTAAGCTGACCATGCGCCCCTTTGGTTGCAGCAATCACAGGAAAAGAAGCCCATTCCATTGCCAACCGCTTGGCAAACTCTGTTACGGTCATTTTGCCCGCCATGAATTCTTCATATCCACGGCGTTTCAACAGGTGATAACCAAGGCGGTCTTGCAGATCAGGTTCAAATACCTGCCGACCGTTCAGGCGAAGCTCACGCGACAAATCCTGCAAGGTTTTCCGCATGAACTGATAACCACCAGATGCAGAAGATTTGAAACGCTTGGTAAAGCTGGCCTGCTCATCAACCAACTCACCAATCGTCATGGCGGTAATCTGTTTTTTCAGCTTATGCTGGTTTTGACCATAGATGACATCATAAGACGCGCGATCAGTCCGCCCGACTTCAGTCTTACGAATGAAGTCAAGCAGGATCGCCGCGCCAGCTGGCACGGTTTTATCCATTTTCAATTTTCCTGTGAAAATGCCTTGTCGATTTTTTCGATCAACCTGTAGGCAATAAAAACCGCCTCAATGGCAGCTATAGGGGGATTTGCCTTCTGGACACATACATCCTAAGGGAAGGCTTCATTGTTAATCTTAGTGGGGTGAAGCTATGAAACAATATGCCGGACTAATCACAATTACCGTGCTTTGCGTCGGCGCTATTGCATATGCTCTTTTCAGCAGAATGCTGTAAAATGAATGCCTGCTTGACCTCAGTACGAATACCGAAGTCAAGCAGGATCGCCGTGCCAGCTAGCACGGTTTTATCCATTTTCAATTTTCCTTGAAAAACCGCTTAAAAGCGACGAAGAGAAACAGGCCTCAGATCAGGCCAGCCATGCTGTATCAATTTCAGCAGGCGATTTATCAAACATAGCGCCGATCATATCGACATACGGGTCGATGCGACTGATATAGGTGGAAACTTCCCAAGCGTTGAGTGCTTTTTGACGCTCGATATCAAACGGAATTTCATTGATTTTCGCCGCCACCATATGAGGGAAAATTCCCATATCAGTGAGAATATCTCGAAACTCACGCGGAGTTTTATCCGCCATCTGCGCCCTCAGTTCCGCGGCCGTCGGTTGATGTGGCTCCACATAAACCCACTGATTACCTTGCCAGATGTGATTTTCACTTGGCTTGAATGGAACTTCGATTGTCCCTTCTGGATAATCATCTAAAGAAGGATTTCCGCCTACAGTTTGCCAATAACCGATATCAGGATGATAAAAACCTTTTTCCATATTAACGAAGCTCCCTGTAAGATCCACCGGTGGTAGTTTTATAGTAATAGCCGTTAGGAATTGGCATGCCCATGACCCACATACTGCCACCACCAATCTCTGAAGCAGTTGACCAGTTCACATTATCCGGCGACATCTGAAAAGTTCCGTAGCCGCTTGAAATGTTGACAGTAATGAAAATCGTCCTACCTGTTGTGTTTTGGAAAACAGTATTAGCAGGGCGGCTAACAGACTGCCAAACTTGACCATTCCCAAAGAACTGGTTTTTTAAGGCATCAACCTCAGTCTGCCACTGCACTGCCGTTTTATTGCCAAGCCTTGCGCTGTCTGCGGCCTGTGCGTTTGATGGTAGCTTTCCCTCCAAAGCATCGGCAATTGCTCCGCTCTCAACCATTTGTGCTTCGGACTTGTTGGCGACGTTGCCAAGGCCGACCATTGCTTTTGTTAACCAGCTTTGTATCCAAGTTTTAACCGCACTGAAGCGGAATAGCTTTAGCCCTGTTCCTGTTGGGTCAAGGCCAGAAAGTCTATCACCATCTGCGATTGTTTCGGTTGGTGTTGGCGTTGCAATAGCAGCCCCTACGCTCGCCGAATTGACAGGCTGCACACCAATATTATTGCGGGCTTGTGTCTGCTGCGCCACCGTCAATGTTTGTGGAACAAACTGAACGGCACTGATAAGGCCCCCCGCTGCTGCTGCTGCACGGTCAGCCTCTGTTTTTGCGCGATCTGCTTCATTTGTAGAGGTCGTTGCACTTGTCGCGGCTTGGTTCTTGCTGGTATTCGCTGACGAAGCGTGACTGGAAGCCGCCCCCGCATATGCAGCCGCATTATTTTCACTGGCTGCTGCCGCTACTGCACTACGCCCCGAGCTCTCACTTGCTGAAACAGATTGGTTTTTTGCTGTAACGGATTGATCACGTGCTGCATCTGACTGGTTCTTCGCAGTTACAGACTGATCACGCGCCGTTTCTGATGCTGTCTTTGCGTCCTCTGATTGGGTCTTGGCTACGACTGACTGATCACGTGCAGTCTCAGACAGTGTTTTCGCCGTAACAGACGCAGCCCGTGCACTGTCTGACGCAGTTGCTGACTGTGCCGCCGACAAAGCGGATGCCGGATCATTCATAATCCGATAACGCCCATCTGTTTCGCGCGTCAGCATCACGCGCCCAAGCCACTCACCGGCTGCCAATGGATTTCCGGCGACATTGAGTACAACACCCTGACCAAGCCCGACCACATTAAGTGTCACGCTGGCAGTGTTTGGCACTGTCACATCAACATAGAACACCAGTGGCGTTGACGGATTGACACCCTGCCCGACAGTTACCGTTGGCGTGTTCACCGCGCCACCAGTGATAAACAATCGTGAGATTGTGTCCTGCAATGCGCGACCGAATATCCACCCCGTGCCGCTGTTAGTGTAATAGCCATTCTTGAGAGCATCAGGATCAGCTAACACTACGGCAGCAGCAGGATACGACAGCGGCACATATGCCGTCAGAGCCGTACCGTTCTGGAAATAAACCACGCCAGAATTGAGATACTGCGCAAGGCTGTCAATATCATATTCCGCAGCCGTGCCGACCGGTACGAAAGGCCATGTTCGTTCCTGAGAACCGAATTCGGCTTTGATCGTATATGAGCCACCGGCAACAAAGAAAAACACTTGCCCATTTTCATCGGCATTAAATGGGTTTGCCTTTGGTGCGGAGCCATCACGAGCGCTGTACAATTTTGCAAGCGCTCCCGTTGATGTATTGCGAACGGTAATCTTTGCCATAGGGACAACAGCGCCGTTACCATCCTGAATAACGCTGTGCCAAGCTGAGTATTCCATATTTATACCTCAGTTTATGCGTGGGCCACGAACATCGCCTTGGCCGCTTGTGAATGTTAAAAATGAAAACCCATCAACTGCAGAACCGGCAGCCCCGCCAGTTGACCAGCTCTTACCGAGGCCATGTTTGCCGGGTTGACCTGCTGCGCCACCATAGGCACCATCGTTACCGCCGCCATTGCCTGCCCCTGGCCTTTCAGGTGTACCCGCAGCACCATCGCCCTGCCCCGTACCCCCTAGCCCCGCAGAAAACCCCTGTCCGCCTCCACCGCCACCGCCATATTTCCAAGTACCGGAACCACCGCCACCGCCGCCGCCCCAAATCTGGTTTGACTGCTCAATAATGACAGGCCTGCGTGCATAAAGTGCCGTTCCGCCTGCCTGACCATGTGTGGCGTACCCATCATTGCCAGCGCCATTGCCACCATTGCCGCCGCGCCCTTGAATGCGTCCACGGATAAAGAGTTTCAGAGGAATATCGGAAGGCCAGTCACCAACAATAAAGGCAGCCCGACCGAAAATCTGACTGCCTACATTTGCACCTTCATTAATGATGCAGATTATTTCATCTTCCGGCTTTGGCGGCGGATAAAGCCGGTCATAAGCCTGCCGCCAGTTGAAATTATAAACGTCACCGTCAATGGTGATTGTGCGGTCATTCAGATCATCCTCAGAGAAGTCCAGAAAGCGCATTTCAAGAGCGCTCACGTCAAAGCCTTCCGCCTTCGGTACGACTTTCGTTACCTGAACCGGAACAAGATCAGACGCACCGGTTGCGTCCTGCAGAATGCGCGATGAAACCAGATAGCCGTCGCCTGCCATTGGCGGGATTGTATCGACACCTCTGAATGAGCTGAACTGAAACTCCCGTGGTGGATTTACAAACCGGCCAAGCAGAATTTCATTGATCCGCTTGGCAACCGGACGACCGAATGCTGGTATCCATGAGGCGTGAAGCGTCTTGATAATATCGCTGCCGTAATTGGTTTCTTCCTCAAGGTTCACATCCATCTGTAGGGAATGATAGCTCGTTGGCTCCGTATCCCGCTCCAATGGGCTACGTTTCCCATAATAAGTCATCACCTGAGAAAGACGCGTATCCGGCTTTTCCGTTTGTTTAAAGCTGCCTTTGAGCGTGTTCATGTCATCATAAACTCGAGCGTCAGTATCAATCGCCCTGATAACTTTAAGACGGATCAGCTTTGTATTTTCATCCCACCACACCATAAGTCCGGCCTGCTGAATGAGTTCCGATATGGCTTTTGCTACCCCCATAGGCTCTGCAATGATGCGGAAATAACGCCGCCGTAAGAATGTTGCCGTTTCAACGCGCCAATCATCAATCGGGATATATTCAGTCGGTATTTTGGCAAATGAAACGAGCAGATCGCGAATAATGCCTGCAGGGTCTATACCGTCATAGACCTGGCAGACTTGCACTCGATCTTGCGATTTGTGCGTGACATTGAGCGAACCTTCAAGACCACGCTCCACCGTGAACACATCGCCGGAGCGGGTGAAGGTGCAAATCTCCTTACCCCCGATATTGATATATCCACTTTCAGGATATTCGAGATTACCAGCACCTGTCGGCCCGATAGTGAATGTCGTTTGCGCGGCATTGATATCTGATAAAAGATAACCCCGTGATGCAATTGGCACCTTCACACGGTCATCATCTGCCAGTTTCAAAACATCTTTGGCTGTGATATTAAAGCGGCCATCCAGTGTCGGCCCATTAAAATTATCAATGATGAAGTGGCGCACTTCCATTGCATCAATAGATTGCCCGACCTGCCCTTGTATCCATCGCATAGGGCGGCCACGCAAATAGCGTTGGCGTGCCGAGAACTTGCCCCAAAATGTGCCTTGTTTATACGGATCATAGCCACGCTGAGCATGATACTTATCAAAGCCAAGACCGGCATCAGACCACAGAAAATCCGACATGGTGACGGATAGGCTTGCTCTGCGGCCAAGGTTTTCACCAATAGATACCTCACCAGCTGAATAAGATACGCTCTCGATACAAGGTGCTGTGATTTCAATGCCAGATGATTGAAGATATGAAGCCCCGACCGCAAAGCGCAGTGTAACGGATTGCGGAGTAAATGATGTCCGTACCTGACAGGTCGATTTTGTATTGAAACACGGGCTTGAGCCGGTCGCGCCACAAGGCAGCACTCCATGATTGAGACTGCAATATTCAATATCAATCTCAATAAATTCGAGACGCTGCATTTAACACCTATGCGATTGTCGATATATCCAGTGTGAAATTCACCTGAATGCCACCGGCATAATGTGCAGCATCAGGATTAATGTCGGTGTTGAGCCAGCCGAACCCGACTTCATCCGGGTAAAGTTTTGGAAGCCATGAAAAGAAGAACGGCTGCGTCAGTGAGGTTTTGGCAAACTCGCCAAATTCACGCTTGAACCAGCCATAATCAACCAGTTCGAAGCTATAGGATACGCTCTTAGACTGATCGGTAATGATGCGACCAAGGAAATCGCCGCTCTCTGCCCGACCGGTCGCAACCTCAGTTTTATAGGCGAAGTGCAGCGGCACCACTTCCTGAGCAATCCCGCGCTGCATCACCGTGAGCTTGCCGACATAGAGAATGGCAACCTGTGGCGGTGCATTCTGTGGCTTCAAATGTACTCTGATCCGCGTCGGGTAAATCTCACCGAACCGAATGATAACCGGCTCGTCAGTACCGAGAAACTGCCCCGCAATAAGTTCAACATAGCCGTCGCTCTCTTGACCGGATATAAGCGCCTCGACGCTGATCTCGCAGAATGATGAGCCAAGATTATGACGGGCGACTGCGATATAATCAATCGGCGCACTACCGCCCAACTCCACATCAACGGTCTGCTCATCCAGTGAAGTAGAGCGCCACGACAAAGCGGTATTAGTGTTACCAAGATTGCTTGCCGGATGCAGCACATCCTCATACTGAGCAACCACATTGCCACGGGTCACATAGTTACGCCATGCAAACCACGGTTTGCCACTGGCACCGGATTGAACCGCCGTGACAACCATGTTTTGCGCGATAATGATTGCCATTTAAATGCCTTTCCAACTGATCACGTGGCCATCTTTCTGAACATCGTTGATCTTCTCGATCAGGCCAATGACCTGCTCACGGTTGAAAACTTCGCCATGCACGTTGATTTCAGCCATTTGCCTGGGCGGGGCTTTTTCTTGAGGTGCTGCGGATTGGGTTGTGCCTGCTGAGCCGCCGCCGCCTGAGTTTGAGCCAGACTTAATCGCCCCAACAAGCGCCATGCCCTTGGCGAGAACTGCGGCAACAGCCGCAAATTTACCCCAAAACGGTACAGTTGGATCAGCAAGCGCCTGAGAAGCAGCCAAATAAGCGTTAACCAATGCAGCAGCAGCAGCGAAGGTCTTCTGCACGCGTAGCAATTTATCGTTATTACCACCCATAACGCTTGCAAGTGCCCCGAAAAACTCGCCTGTAGCCGTCAGGCTATCCGAAAAACCTGCTGCCCGAATTTGCAGCATCTTTGCTTCATGATCACGAGTAACTCGCTCTTTCCACTCAAGGAATTCTTGTTCAGTTAGTTTTTTCTGATCAAGGTGCCATTGGAGTGTTTCAAGGTCTTTCTGATATTTGGCAAGCTGCACCTCCTCTTCATTGCGGTGCGCTTCTTTCAGGGCTTCGAGGCGCTTTTCCATATCACGGGCGAGCTTCTCAGCGGCTCGTGACTTTTCATCTTTCCCACCGCCCCCTTTCCCTTTCCCGCCTTTTCCACCGCTGCCGTCCCCCAGAGCGCCGCCCATTCCGGAGCCTGCATCGCCTTCAAGGGCAGCGTTCATATCTTTGATTTGATTGGTGGCATCGCCAGCTGCAGTCCAGACCTTACCGAGCCCGTCGACAATCCCACCAAGATGATCCTCACTAAAAGCTTTGGAATAAGCATCACTGATCAAATCACCAGTTTCTTTGGCTTGGTCAGACAACTCAAATTTCAGCCCAGTCAGAACATTCTTCATCTTTCCTGCTGCGCGGGAAGCTACCATCGGAAGGTCGGCAATACCGGCGCCGATATCGACGCTGCCAAGCTCTTGCATCTGTATTCCCACTTGATCCAGCAACCACCTGACGCCAGAGAGCATCTTATTAAGTAGTGAAATAGCCTGGTTTACCATCCATGAAATGGCATCCACACCAAGCTTAACAGCACCACGCACAGCATTAGCGAAAATGATGGGAAAGTTTTCCATTGCGTCCCCGAGCATAGTAGGGATTTCAGCAAAAAACACTTCAAGCTTTCCAGCCCACCAAATCATAACATCAAGAACAGAGTTGACGCCTGTTTTCCATGTAAGTTCAAAAGCAGCAGGAAAGTTATTCCACACGGCCAGAACCGCATTATACGTCCCCACAAAGGCACCAAGAATATAGTTCCCGCCTGCGCGAGCTGCGTTGCCAACATCGAAGCCAAGTATCTGATTGATCTGGTCACCAAAGAGGTACAGTGCAGCTCCCGCCGCCGCCAATGCGCCTACTAACAAGCCAATAGGGTTTGCTAAAATTGCGGCGGTCATTGCAGCGAAAGCCCCAACAACCGGCCCCAAGATAATTGATGATAGGCCTACCAGTGCAGTGCCGACTAGCCCCACGCCTGCAATAATCATGGCGGAACCGGTATCAAAATCGCCAAACATTCCCGAAAAGGCTGTTGAAATAGCTTCAATAGCCTGACCGCCAATCATCTGCATTGCGACAAATGCCTGCGCGATAGTTCCCGCCTGCTCGGCAACCTGATAGCCAAGATCATATAGAGCTTGCCCGAGCGCACCACTTGCGCCTGTCGCCTGATCAACGGTTCCAACAATGGTTGTAAAGGCATTGGACCACGCAGTAGCCGCATCCTGCATAGTAGCAGGCATACTGCCAGCCTTTTCGCGCAACTCCTCTAAGCGGTTGGTCAGAGCACTATAAATCACATCACCGGTGATTTTCCCTTCTTGTCCCATTTTGCGAAGTTGGATTTGAGATACGCCTAGTTCAGCAGCCAAAACGGCTGCTACTTCCCCACCTTTGGCAAGGACGGTATTCAACTGGTCGCCTGACAGCTTCCCCAAAGCCATAGCACGAGACATTGCCTCTTGCACTGATGCGGCGGTCTCAGCCTTAGCGCCAGACACAACCAGAGCGTTATTCAGCGCTTCTGTATAATCAAGCGCCTGTGCAGTGGATTTACCAAGATCACGCAATACCCCTGCGTTGGCAATGAAGCTCTCGGTCGTCGTATTAATGTCAGAGTACGTATTCTTTGCCACACTCTGTAAGCGCTGCATAACAGCAGTTGCCTTATCAGCACTACCTACGGCCAGCCCGAGTCGAGCATTCATGTCTGACCAGCTATCCGCTGCATTTTTTACAGCCATGACGCCAAGTGAGATGCCGAGAGCGCCCAAGGCACCTGACAGCAAGCCAACCGTTGACGTTAAGCCTTTTGCACTCTTTTCAGCACGATCAGCGTTGCCGGTAAGCTTTTCTAAGCCTTCATTGGCTTCAGGAACACCTTTGGAATTAACAACAAGGTTTAAGATTGCCTCTGACATCTGACTCACTTCTCATAAAAAAAGCGCCTCGAAAGGCGCTTTTGACATGCTCAAACTGTGCGGTATTCTTCGCTATTTCATGTTCTCAATTTCAGGGAATGGGCTGTATTGAGCGTGAGCGCAATTGAACTCATCATACTGAGATGAGGTCTGTGACTTATTGCCGATTTCACCGTTATTAAACCAATAGGCGGTAGGCGTGATCCCAGTGTATCCGCCCATTCGGTTCTTCGCATTCGACCGAACGCAGACAAACCACACTTCCCCGTGGCCAATCCGATTGACCGCAAAAGGCTTAGATATTGATGCGTCCCGAACAGTGTATGGGTCAAAATAGTTTTGCCGAACGTGCTGGATTACTTTCTGCTTATAGTTTGCTGGTGGCGGAGTTTTAGGCGCTGCTACCGGTATTTGTTCACTTGTACACCCTGCCAAGAACAAGGAAGAAGCGATAATAAGATACTTTTTCAAAGATGTTTCCCAACCCCTACAGTGATGTGTCTTTGCATATAAAAGCAAGTCTAAACTGGTTTTCCCATTTTATGTGAAAGTCTAACCAGACGGCTATCCCAATCCCCTTGCCAGCCCTCTGCTTTAGCCTGCCGTGTAAGTAATATTGCTTTCGCAAAGTTACCGCGCTTTTCTTCGATTATTGCGTATTGTTTAAAGCAGTGATGGCTAGGGATGATATCGAACTTTTCTTCGATTATAAATGCTTCCGCCGCCAGTTTACTAATAGCAAGAGACTTTTCACAGGCTTCAATTGCCCCACCGATCGCGAAATCATCTACATCTCTCCAACGATAATAGGAAATGCAAATTGCTTGGAAGGCAAAATGCCTTGATAATATAGGGATGGCTGGGGCATCTAAATCATACATTTTATCTATGATCCTGAATGCTAAATGCCTTGTAGGCTCCTTATTCAGGTATCCAACTAGTCCTGATAGAAATTTTAACGGGTCGCCCGATGAATGAATTATTTCCCCCGCATCAAGTCTCACGATTCCAGTGGTTAGCGGGTTATATGCAGCGCGAATAATTTCTCTTTCATCTTCGGAGAAGCTCGAAAGCCACCAGTCACTCAATCCCCAGTAAGCGATATCCCCGCCAACTATCGTCCCTTTATTTTTCTTTAAAAAGCCGAACATTGCACCCCATCGCCATTTACTCGCTTAAGAATAATTGTCGATAGCGTAAAAATTGTCCAGTCCGCAGTAATAGAAAAGGCGGCTTAGGCCGCCTTCTTTTGTTGCTGCTGAGATCACGGTAGTTTGACACAAACATAATTATCTCTGTCGGATAAACCCACATCTTACTTTGTGGTCAATAAAGGAATCCCATCGACCACCGTGAAGCTTTTACATTGCTTCGCAGAGTTTTTCGATGTGGTAATCGCAGAGTTCCTCAAGTGTCATTGGGCTTGATGCATCCAACGCCGGAGCCGCCATTACAGCGCCTGCCACCGGTGCAGCACGGAGGAAAGAGCGACGGTTCATGCTGCGCCCCTCATTCTCAAATCATCAGGAACGCGCTCATTAAGGTATTTCAACCCTTTAGGCGTGATAAATGCCTGCGGACGCACCTTATCATCCACAATGGAAGTCTTTACCTCAAAGATGCCCATCTGGATGAACTGAACACGAGCCACCAGATTGCCACCCTGATAAAACAGGTAGTGCTCTTTCAGCCAGCGGATAAACAAGTTCGGGCGGCAATTAAATGCCCGTGCCGCATTTTGAAGCCCATAGAGGCCATCGGCATTCATGAACTGATCGAAGAACTGAGTTTTCGGCTTATCCGCTTCAATCCGGCTCTCAAGTTCGATAACCTTCTCGCTGTACGAAAGAAGCAAACCCCGCATTGCAGCCGGATTATTAAGAACTGCAACCGGATCAACCGCATTTTTAGCTCGACGCTCACATTCGATGAAATACTGACGAGCCTGCTTGCCCTTCTCATTGCGTTCAACCATGGCAAGCTCTTTCGCCATGTCTAACGAGATATAGTACTCGCGGCTTGGACGCCCACCAGATGAAGTTTTACTCAATTCTGAGTAAAAGTCCTTTCCCTCTTCAAAGGCATATTCAGTGATCCGGCGAGACACCCAATCATTGAAGCGAACTCCAACTTCAAGAAATGAATACAACTCACGTGCATTAACCGTCTGGATTGTCTCTGATCCGATAGCCCCTTCCATAACGGCAGGGAATACAGTATTGTCATTGGTAGACATTTGATACCTCATCGTTTCATTTGTTATGAAAAAGCTGGATTATGCTGTGAGAGGCGATCCGGCTTTTTCGTTTTCTATGGCTTGAAGCCCTTTTTCGACAAGCGCTCTAACAGCCGCAGCCCTTGCCCCTATTCTCTGTTCAAAGCGATAGTCATCAATCTTTTTTATCAGTGATGGCTCCCACATGATGGGAACGCGCTCAGTCTTAGCTTCAGTCAATCATATCTCCTTTAAGTGCCTTGCAATTAAAGTATGGCCTAGTGCCATATTGTCGTCAAGCCAATATATGGCTTAAGGCCAATATTTATTTATGGCACAAGGCCACATATGATATTGACATGACTCAAGACACGCCAAGCCGCTCTTTAGATAAAGTTATTGTACGTTTGCCTGATGGCATGCGTGACCGTATCCGCGAGGCTGCGGAAAAGAATAATCGTTCAATGAATGCTGAGATTGTTTCTCGCCTTGATAATTCATTCATACAAGAATTCTGGGATGCTAAAGCTCCATTCCAACTTGCGAAAGAGCGTTCATTACAGGAAGATGCAATTCAACAAATTATTGAACAAACAGTCCTTCAGCTTTCAGATGTATTAGGTCTTGATAAAAGCAAACTCAATTTAAAAAAGTAAAGACGCCGAGGCGCCTTTTGAATATGCGTCGGTCTTACTTTAAGATGCCAATATTTTCGCCTATTCCGGATCGAGGATCTTTAGGCATACTCGCCTTTGATGCTGCTCGAGCTTGCTCTTTGAGTATTTGATTAATTTCTTTTTCTATATTTTCAGCATGTATTTTAAATAACACGCGCACCCCATGAATAAACCCTATCATTTGCATCAATATTAATAATATTAAAGACACCGAAATGCCGCCAATTATTCGTGTTAGCGGCATTTTAAAGGCGTAACTCACGTCTCCAACAGGAAATTTAATTGGAATATATATTTCAACCCACTGCAACAATGAGCCGAATATCAATATAAATCCAAGTGTTAATGTCCATAGAAACAGTCCAGAGAAAAATGAAATGAGTTGATCAATTGCACCCCTAAGCCTATTAAATTCGTTTTTACCTTTAACCATAGGGCTCAAAATCGTAGCTGCTAAGATCATAGTTGGAACGAGCGCAGCAACTATAATCCCCGCAAAACTAGCTATTGTCGAAGTTGTATCTCTGTATGCCGATGCGGGTAAGAAGCAGCCAGCCGCAACTCCCGCTGCAACAATAAAACTAATCTTTAAAACTCTGATTAATTTTTCCCAATTCTTCTTCATTCTATTTCCAATGGAGATCCATCAATGTGTCCATTACTCCGAAAGAAATTATAAGCTTCCATTAGAACCCGACGGCAATCATCCGGCTCTAAAAAGTCACCCAATGTTTTCACTTTTGCGCCGGGATAACGCACTCGTGTAAGCGATCCATGATATTTCCCATTTTCACCATAAAACGATATAGTGTCGTTTTCTTGGTTAGTCATGAGATCACTAGCTTTAATCCTATCAAACTTTACAGTCTTACCGTCCTTAACTAGCTTAAGTCGCAAATCAGCGACAAGCTCCCCATCTTCCGATAGGCTGGCAAGCAGTTGTAAATCACTTGGCCCCATGCCCGCGGCTCTCGCCATATCTAAAGCCATAGAAGTAGTGGCGGAAGTAGCTCTCCCCGCTTCTTTGACATCCTTAACGCTCTCCATTCTCATGGTGGGACTTGAATCTGAGGAAAGTTCACTACGAGCCTTAACTTGAATCGCCTCTACCTTCGGTGCATGCTCACCAGAGGCCTCCACTAGAGCCTCTAAATTTAACGGCGCTCCAAGCTTCGGTCCATTTGCACAAAGCAACCATTCAAAATATGAGCGCAAAATGCCAACAGACACGTTAGGGGGCTGAATAAAAACGACATGCTCGTCGCAATTAATATAATAAAGGACACCTTTTATGAGATGCTGCCCATTTTGCAGTGACATCTCTTTCAAATCAAGAACATTCGAATCTGCTTTATCGATAAGAACTGGGACACCTTGGCCAGGGTTGAATAATGCAACCTCACCAAACGTCCAATTACTAAACTCATCAATTCTGTTTAGAACTGCATGCCCTTTATCATCAATTTCAGCTGTTCGACATTTAGGAACATCTCTTCTTAATTTGCCTTCTACGATTTCGCCTAATGCTGCAACTATTGCCTCATGCAGGTTACAACTGGCACCACTTTCAGGAACAAATTGGCGATACTGGATATTAACAGACCTCATTACCCCACCTTTTTTAAATATTCTCGCTGAAATAAAGCGAATATTCTCATAAAAGGCGAGTCCTTTAATCTTTCCTTTAACTAAAGGCTAACATCAGGTTCATTACCGCCTGCCCTTGCTTGTCTCAAAGGCCTTTTGTTGCTCTTCCTGCCTCTTACGGTTATTTGCCATTTCAGACCGGAATGCCTCGACAAACTTGCCGTCCATTGACGCGATAAGTTCAAATTCAAATGGCGTAAGATTTGTACCGGACAGTCGAGACCAAGCGTCAATTTCAGAGTATTGCAGACGCTTTTCACAATCATGTCGGGCATTCGACAATTCAAAGAACCATTCCCAGAGATAGAAAGCTTCATGAGGAAAAACTATCTCTGGAGTGTTATCTTCCCACCCCGCAAGCTTGTTGCGCTCCCGTCGCGTCACGCCCTTATGATCTGGGGTATCATATTTGACATGATTGAATACGGAAGTGCAAAGGTCAGCTTTTAGGGTTTCATAAAATTTTGGATTTTATTCGCCTGCTCATTAAGCTGCTCAAACACCCACGCCACGCGAACGATAATGAGCTTGTTTTCCAGGGTGAGTTCAGGCGTTCCCATAATGCCCGGCATAAATTCCTGATCTTCCGGAACGGACAGACCAACGATACAGGCCGCAATGCGTTCTTCTGAAAGCTTTTCAGCTTTATTGATCCGCGCTTCGTCAGTGATCTTCTGATTTGGCGAAATCTCAGCAAACTGCTTGCGCACCACGCCTTTGATAGTTTCGGAGCCTTGCGATACCAGATCAAAGATAACGCCGAGGCCTTCGCCGGTGGCAGGATGCTTCAATTCATATTTAATTGTGCGGTCGTAATCGACAAGATTGAGCGTCGCCACGGTTGATTTTTTCTGTGTCATGCTCTGCCTTTCAAATGATGGAAATAAAAAAGCGCCTCGATGGGCGCTGTATTAAGTGGCTGGAACCCAGAACGGTTGCTGAGTAAAGCCGCCGGTGAAGGTTTCGGTTACAAAGTCCTCAACCCCACCGTTAGAGCGCAATGGCCCTGTTACGATGCCACGGTTGTATTCAATGCTGCCGGTTCCGGTCGGTGTTTTCTTATCGTCCAGTTCAAATTTGAAGGCGTAAGTCATATTGGTTTTGCCAAAATCACGCAGCAGCTTTTGCCCTACGTCACCCTGATCAAAGCGGACGGTAATCGCCACATCACCGGCATCAGAGATACCTTTGCCCTTTTCCGTGAATTTGGTGTCCATCACAGGCAAGGAAACAATGTTTGTATTAACACCGGACTCGCCGATTTCAGTCACAAACCGAACCTCTGTCCAGTCTGTAATGCCCTCAAAGGCATCCAAATCCATTTCTTCGGGGTGCGCTGTGGCACTGACATAAGTTTTCCGCCCCATATTGGTGAGAGCTTGAGACATCGTATGACCTCATGAGTTGTCGTTGAAATATTGAAAACTGATTAACCACCAGCCTGCCAGTAGATTGAAACCGGCAGCGTGACTTGAGAAGGCTCGGAAAAGATCGGGCCTAATTCTGGTATCTGGCTGATGCGGACTTGTGCCGCGCCGTGCCACAAGGTGAGATCAGCAGGGAAATGCTCGACCAGCTTTTCGCCAAGTGCGAGATAATCGCCCTCTGACTTAATCCAGTCGGCTTGTGTGGGAATGTGGGTGATTGTGCATTGCAGAATGCCTTTATGCAGGCTGACATTGCCCTCTCCCATCGTTAAGCGTTCCGGCCTGTTGCGATACAGGTTGACCCGAATGAACGGCTCTCTACCGCCGTTTAAAGGCGAATAGCGCTTTAGCTGGTAGACGATTGGAATTTCAGCATTGAGCAACGACAACCGCGTGTAAAGTGCGGCCATAATGTCTTTGTAAATCATTAGACTGCACCGGCCTTTCTAAATGCTTTCTCGACATAGCTGTTCCAGTTTTGCGCAGCACCGCGCACCCAGAACCGGCCAGACTGATTGTAAAGCCTTCCCGCGCTGTCCATACCTTCAAACCCGTATTCGAGGCGCATTGCATAGGAAGCTGTGAAGCTCAGATAAACCGTGTCGGACAGTTTGATGCCAGCCACCGCGCCTGATACTCCGGCAATACCAATCCCGTTATCGCCAAGGTTCGGCAGGCTGTTCAGCGTGATATTGAAGCTATTACGGAGAAAACCAGTATCAACCGGCGAAGTCTTCACAATATCCTCGGCCATGAACTGCACACTTGTCTGAAACACCGCGAGAATGAGCTTCATCACATCCTTGTGGAAGCCTCCAACCTGATCTGCAAAGCTCATCGATCTTTCCTCGCAAAGAAATTCAGCCTGACGAAATAGGTGCAACGGCAGTTGATTGTCTGACCAGCACCAGCCCCTAAACTGCTATCCATTGGATATTGCATCTGCGTACCGTCCGGCATGGTGAATGGCGTATCCATACCAACCACTGAAACCCCGTTCATATGCAAGTGCTGATCGCGTGTGCGGTTATCGAGTGTTGCAATCCAAACCTTTTCTGCTTGGTCTGGGTCAACTCCGGCCTGTTCTGCCGCCTGATAACCGGCCTCCATTCGGGCAGAGTTCAAAGCCTCCATGACTTCGGTCTGACCGATGGTGTTTGCCCGTGTGATTAGCAAACGATCTGCATAGCGCGTTGCCAGCTTGTTAATCTGGGCTTGCGATAGTTCAATCTCGCCCCGCATGGCCTTCATGACCGTTCCATCAAACCGCTTATCACGGCGCGTTCGGGTCAAATAATTCGCCAATGCCTGCGGGTTGCCTGATGAAAGCTCAGCTTTTGCTCGCTGCACATATTCAGCCTGATTGCGATTGAGTACCAGTGCGCCACCGATGCGCTTACGCTGTGCCGGATCGTAAACCCCGATCAATTCTTGTGCGATCTGTCGCGGGTTGCGCCCAGCCTTCAATCCTGCAGTCAAGGTTGCCCGTGTGGCGGCTTCGGCCTCTTTGGTGAAATCCTGTATCAAGCCGCTCAAATAACTGCTCAGGCGGCGCTCTGCGCGAAGATTGGGGGCATTGAACTGGAAGTTTACTTTGAAGCCACGCGCATCGCGTACAAGCGGCAGCATTGCCATAGCCGCAGTACCGGATGCAGCATAGGCCACCGCCATCGCATCACCCAACGCATTGAACGAACCGGCCTGAATACCGATAGACCGGAGAACATCGCGGACATTTCCCGCCTCAATCGCTATCATCAGCCTGGTAAAGTCAGCGTCGCGAATGATCTGATCAGCTACAGCGAGAAAGGCATCGCGCACAACCGGCTCAAACCGCGCTGTCAACGCCTCAAGCTGTCGGCGCTGCTTTGCGGATAGCCGATATGTCATGAATTACGCCTTAGCTGCGAATGAGTAATAGACCGGCGTACCGGCTGGGTTGAGGTCACGGGAACCGATGACAACCAGTTCCTCGCCGTTCACACTGATGATATCGGTAGGCTGCGGCTGAATACTCTCTGCACCGGTGCCGCTAATTTTCTTCATCTGCACAGCCATGTAGCCAAATCTGGCTTGCTGCATTGTGAAGTTGCCTTCAAACTTGAGGTCGAAGTTATCGGCCTTGCCAACGCTGACCGGCAACATAACAACTGTAACCTCATAGATTGACTGAGTGGCGCCAGATGATTGCCAGTCACTTGGATCATCTGCATCAACTCTTGTGAGTGTCGCTTGAGTTCCGAATTCAGTAAGAAGCTCGAGCGCAGTATCGCTCATCATCCCATAATCAAACGCTGCCATGCTGCACCCTCGCTACAGAGCCAAAGACAGATGCGCCTGCTTGTTCAGGCTGGATCAGTCCGGACAAGATATTTTCAATCACTGATAGTTCTTGATCCTCGCCCACCCCTGCAAGGGACGCAAAAGCAGCCTCACAAGACGCAGTTATAATTTTCTCGGGAATTTCGTTGTCAGGAAAAAAGCGTCCTTGAAACTTTGCCCGTTTGCGCGGCCATGCAAGCGATTGCCCGAATGTTGCAGTCTCACCGATAAAGCGAGAGCCATATGTTGCGTCTAAATATTCCGAAGCATTGCGCAGAGCATAGTGAATATCGCTGTCGGTAAACTCGACCAAGCTATGCCCGAGCGCTTCACAGTGAGCTTTAAATTGCTCCGTACTGGCGTAACTGCTTATTGTCGAAGTTATCGGCATATCAGCCCACCGATCTGACTAGCAGGCCGTTAGCGGTTTCATTGCGAAGATATGGGGCAAGCATCCCGTCAACAGTCGATATGAGTGGAGTCAAAAATGACGCCGTTCCATCACTCTGTGCGCCCGAATACTGAACCTCAAGCTCCCCAACCTTCTTGCGCACGACCGAGCCAGACGCAGAGCCAACAGCATTCAAACCGCCTTGATTACGCGCCTCCTGATACGCCGCTTCGAATGAGGCGTAAATAACCGCCTGTGGCACAACATTGTCGGGAATAGTCGCCCCTCGCAACGATGCACCAATGCGCGGCCACACACGTTCCTGATCAAATGTCACAACGCGCCCGATAAACCGATCACCATATACAGCATCGATATACTGACTGCCTCTCTGACGCAGAACAGCGGGTGCCGGTGCATCCGATGCCAGCGTATAGCCGTTATCAGTCAACCACAGCTGAAACTGTTCGTCTGTTCCGTAACCCGCCATATCCGCTATTCCGCCAGTTTCGCGTCAATGAGTTCTTGCAGCTTCTCGTTTGAGATATTTTTCGCATACTCAATACCAAGCTCGTCGGCCTGCTTTTTCAGCTCATCGCGGTTCGCAGTGATGGCAGCCTTACCATCATCATCGCCCTGAATGACTTCATAACGCCCTTCCCAACCCTTAGGTTCAGCCTTGAGCGTCAGTTCGGTGCCGACTTCGACTTCGCCAGATGCACCATAAATGCCCGGTTTCGTGATTTTCACACGCATGATTTAATCCTTTCCAAATGAAAAGCCCGGCGCCAAGGCCGGGCAGTTTCATCAATTGACTTGTGTGGAATAGAAAACACCAGACTTACCGTTAAAGTCGGCACGGATTTCCAAGCCCATCGCCCCTATGACCAAGAACTGGTAATTATCAGTCGGGTTCAAGCGAACCTTGGCCGTGGTGTTCACCGCCATACCGATCAGCGGACGGATGAATTCAGCATCAGGCACGAAACCGAAGAATTCATTGCCTTTCAGCTCAAAGGTCACCACGATTTTGTTAATTCGGCGGTTGGTCAGCAGATACGACAGCAGTGTACCGCCCTTGAAGCCGGTTGAACCGGAATATGACTTATCGAAGTTGCGGCCAATCTCCGGCGAGATATAAAGATTGACCTTACCTGTGATCAGGTTGGCATCCAGCATCGCGCCAAGTGTCTGTGTGATGAATGTATCAACCGCGTCGGAACCGGCAGTGGTCAGATCAATATTAGCCCCACCCGCAGCTGAACCGAGATTGATAGCCTTGGAGTATGGTGAGGTACGGATACCGTAAGCGGTGTAGCCACTCACTGCAATCGTGGCGTCACCATCCAGAGCATACCGTGCCATATCACGGCGGATTTTGGCGGTATGCGCCTCCTGATCATCCGACAGAGCATCAAAATTTTCAGACTGCAGAGTATTCCACTCCCGCCATTCACGACCATAAGCGGTCGAGAAGATTGGCACCGGAGTACCGCGATAGTCATAGGTGACCTTATCGACCGGCGTTGGCACTTGACCAGATAGAGAGCGGGTAACCGCACCTGCATCCGAAGACACACGGTTCAGATGCACCAGCTTACCGATATTAACCGCCTTCGCCAATGGCATCAGATCAGCCATATAAGCCTGACCTTCATCGTTACGCATCACGCGACGGGTAATGCCGTCAAGCTCCAGCCATGCATCACGCGGCAAGATGGCGGCTTGATTGCGAACCGCGGCAAGTTGATCTTCGGCATTATGAAACCATTCACGGTCTGCCGAAACTTCATTCCACCAGCCAGCGTGAACACGCGAACTGTTGAGAAGTTGAGAGGAAAAATAGCGCATGTCGTGAAACTCCCTTATGCCGCGGCCAGATGGCTTTTAGCTGCACGCACGCGCACAAGCTGATCCGATCCTGTTGTATTGTTGAATGCTTCCTCCGCAGTTGCGATGATACGATCACCAGAAGCAGCGAGGACAAAGCGCCCTGTTGCATTGGTGGTCAGCTTCGCGCCCTTAGCGATGTTCTGACCAGTTGGCACGCGAACATTAAAAAGCTGCACATCCAGCATTGCCATGCCAATCATGCGGTCACCGGCTTTCCATTCATCATCCACGCCTTTCAGCGTCAGATAATTGTCCTGAGCGATGAAAACAGCATCATTGGTTGAGGCACCAGCAATGGAAAAACCACCAGTTGTATTGAAAACAACGGCCAGCCCCGGCAAAGTCGCAGCGGCGACAATGCTTTCATGTACCTGTGGTGTAGCCTCAGTGAACGGACCTGCAAAAATCTTGTTATATCGAGCCATGCTTATTCTCCTTCCGGAACTTTAAAGCCCTGCTTTTCAGCGTTTGGCTTGTACTGACTGTTGAGTGGCGCGGCCTTGCCCGGCTCTGCTCTTGGAGCTAGTTCTTTAAGCGCTTCAATACTCAGGCTGTTTGCCACGGCTTCTGTCAGCAGATTGGCCTTAACCACCTTTTCAACCAGACCCGCTTTTTCGGCGTCGTCCTTGGCCTTCTGGTTTTCCAGTGCCGTATTTTGCGCATCTACCAATGGCTTAACGGCATTTGCCACTGCATCACCTACGGTAGTGCCAATATTGGCAAATCCTTCCGAGAGGGTTTCAACCTTCGCGGAAAGTGCGTCAAACTGCTCTTTAGAGACAGACATGTCGTCTTCCTTTCTGTTTGTAGAGGGTTCCCGCTCAGTAAAGCCAAAGGCTTCCATGATGACGGATTTCATACGATCCAGAACTGTCGCCTTTTGGCGGCGTTCCAATGCACGGGCGAGTGAATCCACTGCCCAATCGAGTTCAATGTCGGCCTGATCGACGGCAGAGTTGATAACTTCGATTTCCTGCGCTTCACCATTGGAGTTAACGAGCATTCCAACGCCTTGCTCAGGCGTGGCCGCTCCCGGCTCATCGAGCAGGATAGCGTCATGGTCGAACTCAAGGGAGCGGGCGATATGCTTGTATGCGACATCACCATTGGCGGCTGCGAGGAGCGCCAGCAGACCGGTTGATGTGTGAACCGGCTCGCCTTTATCAATCGCCTCCAGAACACGCTTGCCGCCCTCTGAACGGTTGGCAACCTCAATATCGATCACCTTATCCAGCAGTACGCGCCCATTCTCACGGCGGACATTCTCATTCCAAGCCCCGATATGACCGAGGTTGATGCCTTCCGGATCACGCGCAGAGACAAACTTACCATTGATAGTAGGGTGACCGAGCGGTGCAGGCGTTCTTTCAAGGCCGGAGAAGCTCTTTTCGATTTCTTCTGCCGGATACATGATGCTGTTCATCACGATATTGTCCGGCAGGGTTGCGGACGGCACGATCACAACATCACGACCGTTCCTTTTCTCACGTCTAATCGCACCGGCGTTAGCCAGTGTGCGGATATTCACCCGAACTGTTTTCATTAATTAGTCCTCGATTTCAGTATCAACCGGCGGGACAACTATTGGAGGTGTATCAAACTCATCGTTGTCATTGCCGCCAACGGGGTCGGGATAGCGCTGCTCATCTGTCAAAGGCTCTTTGCCAAGCACTTCGCGCATTTCGTCGCCGGTAAATACCAGTTCGCCTGTTCCCTGCATTTTCTGGTTGGTATCGGCCATCTTAGTCACACGGTCGATCTTTTCAGACATGGACGCCTCAGTCAGATCCGACCAATCAAGATACCAGTCGCGCTCAGGAAGAATCCGGAACCGTTCAAGGCGGTTCACAAGCTCCATAATGTTCGGCCGAACAGTGTTATTACGCCGTGCCATATTGGTCTGTGACCATTCGGTCGCGTCCTCAGTGCTGGCACGCTCGCCGGTCTGCGAACCAACAAGGATTTTAACCGGCATCGTGATCGAGGCAGCAAAGGATTGCAGAGCAATGGCAAAGAAATGTTCAGGACTTGGTAGCGTCACACTCAGGCTCTTGGCCTGCATGCCTTGAATCATCAGAAGCTTGTCAAAGCCCTTCTGCCAATCTTCGACCTGCTCATTCATGCGGTCTACAAGTTCCTCAACCGGCAACCCCATTGCCCGTGCCATTTCGTCAATTTTTGCTTCCGGATCAACTTCCAGCACCGGTGCGGATTTGGCATTCTTCCAGAAACCTTCACCGCCTGCACCGCTAACCTTTTCCAAAGTCATCAAGTCATTATAGCCGGCTTCGAGAAGTGACTTGCAGTCAAATGTGCCATCCCGAGACCAGATGATCACACGATCCGGATGCAGCATGAATTGTCTTGGCTGGCGGATATCATCGCCGACGCTGGCTTCATTGAACTGAAACATCTTCGATTCGCCGTAGGTGCCACTGGTTTGATCTGTGTCCCATTCGGATACAGCCAGCTGGCCTTCCCAAGCAGGGATAACCTCAACCAGTCCTGCAAGTCCTCCCGGCACACGGTCAACCGGCATATCGAAAGTCTTGCCGTCAGCAAGCCGCAAGATCAGACCGGAATACGATCCGACCAGTGAACGCCGGTCAGTCTCGGCAATACGCGACCATAGCCGCAGATCTTCAAATCGTTGCCGGATCTCTCCTTCAGCTTTCGTCTCCTTGGTATGTGCGCCTTGTGTGCCATCACGCTGCTGCTCCTGTAGAAACGGAACATCCTGCCATGTTTTCAGAATGGTCTTATCAACGGCAGCTGCTGCAATGCCATTGCGTGTATACATGGCATAGAGCATGTCGAAGGTGACTTTATCCGGATAGCCGAAATCCCTGTAGTGATTATGTTTGGCCGCCATAAAGTATCCGGGAAACATCACATCAAGGCGTCGTGCTGCAGCATTTGCCATAGCTCGGATTACATTCATCGGTGCCTCTTAGTCAGGAACATGCCAGCGGACGGAGCCTTATCACGAGGTGCGAAGGCCATTACAAATGCATCTGCCTTATTGGGAGAAGGCACATCGCGTTTCTCGAGATCCTTCTTACTCTCAACCTTTGACCGGCCGGAGTTATCAAAATCTTTGCGCGGGATAGAAAGTTCATCAATGAGACCGTCCAGATGCTCACAATCGCTCGAGATCGCGATCAGGTCGTCCTCATCAAAGACCTCTCCTTTGGTCACCGCGTTATAAGTATTGCGAAACCTCTTTGAGACGCTCCACCACGCCTGTGCTTTAAGGTTGGCATAGAAGTCTTTGTTCTTCGACGATTTAGGATCATCCGGATCAACCTGCGCATCAGGATTTAAAACAGCGGCGCCGGCATTAAACCGGAAATAACCGATCCTCACCTCATGCTCAGTATTCAGTGCCTGAAAATGCGCACCGGCGAAGGCTCCGACCCCGATACTGTCATAGTCAATTTCGGCATCTAGCTCTCGTGCCAGGGCATGAACACGGCCGGCAGATTTGAGAAGTTCATCCTCTCTCGCCTTCCATTCGTCCACCTGCATGGCCAGAAAGCCATCAGCTGCCACCGTCGCGCATTTATCATTGCCGCTGTCAGCAACGTCAAAACCAATACGCCGTATACCCTTAGGCTCAATGCCCAGTTTCTTATGAGCATCAACTGCTGCCAGTATCCAGGAACGACGGATGATAACCGCCTCGTCATCCTCTAACGGCTCACCCAGATAGATATGCCGGAACTCTTCTTCATCCTCTGCCTGCTTAGCCTCAATGACCTTGAGAATGGTCTGAGACAGAAACGGGTTTTCGTTGAAGTTGATGTGCCGCTTAATCGTATCCGGCGGAGTATTGCGTACAAACCGCTTATAGACAAAATCTGTTGTCAGCGTGGATTGAAGATGATCCAGAACTGTGAGCCTTCCTTACGAAGCGTCGGCTCCAGAATGTCCCACTGTTCTTGCGTGAGATTATGTGCTTCCTCGATCCAACATATGTCGATGCTTTCCAGCGACTTGATTTCATCGATATGACGCCAAAGACCATAGAACATGAACTCCGCACCGGTCACTTTATGCCGGATGGTGTTCTCAGTGATGACGAACTGATTAGTCAGACCAAAGCGGCTGATCTGAATTTTGAGAAGCGTATAGACGCTCTCTGCAATCTTGTTCTGAAACTGGCGGGCACACAGAACACGGATATTACACTGTGTGGCCAGATAGACTGCAAACCCTGCGGCATCCCATGACTTAGAACTTGAACGCCCGCCATAGAGAACACGGTTACGTGCCGGTGTCAGCCAGAAATCACGAAGTGCCGGATTGAGGGTTGGTGTAGAAGTCTGCAAGTGTCTTAACCTCTATCGGCTTGCCATCCTTGCCGGTGTGTTCATGCTTCTCGACCATGAAGCCAAGCATCTTGGCCAGATCAACCAAGGCTGATTTTTTATCGTGTAGCTTGATCTTGACGCCTTCACGGGTGTTAGCAACCTCAGAGACAGCGGCAGCGGTATCATCGTCTATCTCATTGCTATCAATCAGCGTAACGCCGGATGAAACAACGACAGTACCATCGATCATCTCTTTCGTGTTTTGTGTAGGGCCCCATTTTACCGCTTTGCGCATGTCAGCAAACGCAATCTTTGCCAATTCCTCGATTATACGCTCTTTGGTGATTTCGAGCTTAGTGGCAGTCTTGTTTTGGGCTTTTGAAATTGCTTCTGCGACTGAAGTTTTCTGAAGTAGCTGATAACCCTGCTGCTCTGCCGTCCTCTCACTGTATCCGGCGCGTATCGCTGCCTGTGTCGCGTTTAAGTCAATCAGATATTCTGAGACGAAACGCTCTTGCTTAGCTGTCAGTTTCACAGTTCAATTCCTAAACAAACAGGGAGGTTAAAATGAACCATTTCACCGGAGGTTGTCTTTGCGGGAATGTAAGGCTTGAAGCATCAGGCACTCCGTACCGTGTAGGCATCTGCCACTGTATGGACTGCCGTAAACATCATGGTGCGCTGTTTCATGCTTCTGCGATATTTCCGGTTGAAGCAGTTACAGTTACCGGCAACACGAAACACTATAACGGACGACACTTCTGCCCTCAGTGCGGTTCTTCTGTATTTGGAATAAGCAATGATGAGATCGAAGTGAACTTAGGCTCATTCGATGCACCAGATCAGTTCACACCAGGCTATGAGTTATGGACGATAAGACGTGAATCTTGGCTGCCAGTCTTCCCAGACCTTAAACAATACGAGCGAAACCGTGATGATACATCTCGCTCTGAATAAACGTTAAGCCACAATCTGTTTAACGCGATCCGGCGTCATGAGTTATCCTTTTGCCGGTGAAGGCTGGCGTTTGTCAACTCGGCATTTAGATGCAAATATGTACCCATGAAAAATATTCAGATTATAGACGGTGCAATTAACGCCACTTACAGCATCTTCCAAGCAACCGAGGAAGAGTACCGCTCAATATTCCCTAACGAGCAAGATATAGAACTGGTTGAGGATTTCTTTGCTCGACTTGGCGATGATCCCGCCAGCTTGATACTAGGGCGCATCTGGGAGCGCCCAGTCCGAAAGCGCGATGCAATGGGAATTCACGGAACCTTATTTTTCGACAACGATCATCGTAAGGAATACATACCACAATCCAAAAGAGAAACCGATTGGGATGAAACACTGATCAATCAGGCACAGAGAAATCTCTTTTCAAACCGCTGATAACGAAATGCATTCCCTTACATCAATCCCCTCTGCTGAGGAGATAGAAATGGGCATATGCTACATACCATAAAGAACAGCAGCATAACCCGGCCATTTGGAGGAACTTCGCCTACTACCATTTTGGAACATATGTTGTCGTTCAACGTTTTCATCCTCAAGTGATAGTTACAAGAGGCAAAGTATGGAAACATTTCAAGCCGCGCTTACGTCAACTCTGAGCGCCGACAATTTTAATGTATGGCCGCATATTATCGCTTTGGCTGCAGCATATATTTTAGCATTACCTATAGGCTGGCACCGTGAGCAAGAGGAACGAAGTGCCGGGCTTCGAACATTTCCTTTAGTCGCGGTAGCTAGTTGTGGTTTTGTTCAAGCAACCGAGGGAATTGCAAATGGCAATCCTGAAGCCCAAGCAAGGATTATTGAAGGGGTCATTACCGGCATGGGCTTTATTGGTGGCGGTGCTATTCTGCGATTAAGCACTTCAGTTAAAGGCACGGCAACAGCTGCAAGTCTATGGGCAACCGGCGCAGTTGGTATTGCATGTGCCATGGGAACTTTTGATGTTGCGATAATAATCGTGATTTTTGCCCTGCTCACTTTGTGGATGTTCTCTAACGGAAAATCTCACACCGATATTGATGCAGGCGGTTCTAATCCTAAAACCTTGGATTAAACAGGCAATAAAAAAGGCCGGGGCAACTCTGCACCGACCTTCCTACTCATCATTTAATTTCCAGTGCCAGTACATCCGTGGTCAAAGGTTTAAATTGATGAAGACGTTTGCGAGCGCTGTGAGAAACGCGCTGCATAGCAACGTCTATGAAATCTATATAGATAGCGATTGTGTTCTAAACAAGGATACAGGCAAATTTCTTAATTCTGCTGTACCCACTTCAGATTGCCAGACACTACTCCTACCTCTGAAGCAACCTTAATCGCTCGCTCCTTCAATTCCTCTGGAACCTCTGCTGTGCGTGATAAAACCCAAAAATATTTAGGGCTTGAGCCAACGATAATAGCCCAGCGATAATCCTCATCCAGATCTACGATATTATAACCACCATAGAACGGACCGAAGAAAGAAACTTTGAGCGCCCCCTCGTGCTCATTTCGCACAAAAACGGCAGTTCCTGAAGCTCGTTTATGTCTGCCTGATATCTCGTCGATACCGCTATTCAATACATTCACAGTGCCATCGCCGTTAAGCGTGTATTCGGCCGTGGTTTTAATCAAGCCTTTTTCAAAACGGTTATCTACACGAGCAACCTCAAACCACTTCCCGAGATATCGGTTTAGCTCGAAACCCGTGACAGGCGTTACATTGTCAGGAATTTGAGGATTACCTGCTTTATATAACTTATATCCTGCGAATATACCAAGTGCAGCCAGTAATAGCTTTTTAGCGCTCATAACAAACTCCTGTCAGTTATATTGTGAACGCATATGGGTGTTGAGAGTTCCGCAATCTACATTTGGAAATAAAAAAGAAAGCATTATTTCTGTGTGATTTATTCGTATTGAATCGCGCTGCGAACAGATTGAACCAATGACAACGGACACTCTCAGGAATGTGTTTTTTAGTGTTCATCCAGGCATTTGTCGTCGTCATTTTGTTATTCAAATAGAAACCCCGCCATAGCGGGGCTTCTTTCAAGCGTTTGATGATCATTTACGATCTGATTAGCCTGCCGCCCCAAATGAGTATGCAGGCGCCTACAAAACCAGCTACAAGATAGCCAAGCCAACCACCGAATGAAACTCCGACGAGCCCAAACAGAAAACTGGCTATAGAAGCGCCAATTATTCCCAATATGATATTGAGAAAAATACCTGTATCGCTCTTCATAAAGTTTGAAGCGATCCAACCAGCCAAGCCGCCGATAATAATTGCAGCAATCCAACCAATTCCCGCGTCGCCCATATAACCCTCCATTCTATTAGGTGATATCTAACGAATTAGGGCGATAAGTTCTTCCATCAAGTAGTGAGGTTTAGTAATGGATATATTAGATATTCTAGTCGCCTTTTATTGGCTGCTTCGCATTGTGACAGGGATGCCCTAGCTTATTGATTCAATCAGCCTATAACAAAAAAGGCAGCCTTTAAGCTGCCTCACAAATCGGATTTCGCGTTAAACGCAAATCACCATAATACAAAATATAGTATATTCCGCTTAAGCGGGCAACTACTTAGTGTGTTTTATATCCCCAATGCACAGCCAGCGCATCAAGACCGTCTTTCACATAGTCGCTATAGGTGGTCTTCTCGCGCTGTGTCGTAGCTATGTCTGAAATCTCCATGCCCTGCCCGACGACCTTGATCATCAGATCGAAGGCTTTTCGGCCAAGCACCGGCTTACACTCATTGAGCCGCTGCACCGCATCAATCATGCTGTCCGGCAGCGGGTCGATGCCCCTGCCGCCGTCGACCTGCTCACGACCATAATCGATAGCAACCGTACCTTTCGCACCTGAGCGCTCCCAATATTGCCGGAACCGCCCTGCTGCCGCCCATTGCGCATCATTTATGTGGCCACGTGAATAAAGAGTGCCCACAGCGCTCTCCTTGATATTCACATAGGCTTTGATCTTCGGTGGATTCCAGCTCTCGCCTGAATGATCTGGCGAGTAAAACGGGTTCGGAACACGATGCACTCGAATATCAGATTTAAGGGTTCCCACCTCCCCGCGGGAGATAGCTTTTCGCTGTTCTTTAGATGGTGCAGCCATTTTGTTTCCTTAAGCCATTCCCAACGCGTCCATATAAAGCTGGATCATCGCTTCTTCTTCCTGACGTTCATGGGCTTCTTTCTTACGAGCGCGGATGATTGCGCGAACAGCTTTTGTGTCAAAGCCAGAACCTTTCAGCTCTGCGAAAACCTCTTTGATATCATCACTGATAGTGCCCTTTTCTTCTTCAAGGCGTTCAATACGCTCGATGAAAGCACGCAACTGTCCAACAGCTATCGCTTGTGCGCTGTCACCTGTAATGTCATCATTCATTATGATAATTCTCCATTATATTTAATGATTTCAATTTATTAGGAATATTTCAAAACGGAGGTTGATTAATCCATTCATTTTGATTGAGTAGATCTAACGGGGGTGGAATCATGTCGTGGAATTACGAACGCGGCCGCATTTACAATCGACGCACTGATATTCACGGTCGCTATCAAGGCCAACAGCAGGGAGGGATCATTACCCCTGCTAAACATGCGCTTGTAATTATTATCACCGGCGAAGCTGGTGAGGAGCATGGTTATGCGGATCGCTGGCGCACGGATGGTGTTTTCGAGTACTTTGGCGAAGGCCAAATTGGAAACATGCAGATGCATAAAGGCAATGCAGCTATTGCCAACCACTCGTCGAATGGCAAAAGTCTGCTGCTTTTCGCGAAAACAAAACAGGGACTGCGTTTTGAGGATGAGTTTATTTGCGAGGCTCACCACACCGAAAAAGCACCAGATCGTGAAGGCACACTTAGGGATGCAATAGTGTTCGAGCTCCGCCCTATGAGCAACGTTCTTGAAACTGTTGAACTTCAAGAATTGCAAACATTGAACATAGAAGAGTTGCGAAAAAAAGCGTTCGCTTCTGCGAGTATGGCTCCCAGCAAAAGCAGCACTACCACAACTGTTTATGAACGTAGCCGTCATGTGAGAGACTATGTTGTAGCCAGATCTAATGGTAATTGCGAAGGTTGTGGTCTTCCTGCTCCATTTAAGCGCCCTAATGGTATTCCATACCTGGAGCCACATCATATTAGACGCCTTACGGACGGCGGCCCCGATAACCCAAAATACGTTATCGCACTTTGTCCGAACTGTCATAGACGTGTTCATTCTGGGGCAGATGGAATTACCTATAACGATAGGCTCGCCGTTAAAATGAAAGCAATCGAGGTTGCGAAAAGTTAACATGGGGCACCATTGACTGATTGTTTAGGTCCATAAATTGTGCCTGTCTTAGCTTCCCACAGTGAACCATCTGGGAATGTTCGCTTGCCCGTGGTTGTCCATGTGCCGTGATCGATATTCACCGCGAGAATGTCTCGGTTTCTGGTCGCATCAACCGGACTGCTGTGCTTACGGCCTTTAGCTTCTGCCCTTGCCTGATCAACTTCTCGTACATATCGCGCACTGTCATTGATGGGCTTCATCACTCGCTCGCACTCACGGCGAAGCTCTGGCGGTGACGGCATAAAACCATGCTCAAGGCTCGAATGGCCTTTGATGATGTTATCAGTGGCAACTTCCAGACTGTGACGGGTCACGCCTTCCAGCGCCTTGAGATAAACACCACGGGTCAGGTTCGGATCAGTAGCGCCCCGAGCTGGCAATACGGAGAGGATGTACATTGCTTTCTTGATGTCGGTTTCCGTAACCTTCATCGAGTATGTCTGTGCTGTGGCTAACTGGTTCATTCGGGAGGATCCCTTCTTCACGCAGGGCATCAGCCCAGATATCGGTGTGGGTTAATTTGCGGCTGGCCGGACTGGCGCGCTGTTGCGCTGCCTGCTGCCGGTTCTGCAGCCATTCAGGCTTGAAGCCCTGCCAACAGTTCTCGATCATTGCATCAGCTGCAGCGTTCGGATCTGGGCATTTGAAAAATTGAGCTGCCAAAAGTTTGGCGGCATGCGGAGTGAGCGGTTTCTTGAGCGCTTTGCGGTGATCGATAACAGCCTTGGCGTGATCCTGATCTAAGACCTTCATCAATTCGCTTTGAGCAGATGCTTTTTCGGGCGCTCGCGCCTTAACTTCTGAACGTAGTGAAGAAGTAATATCTGTATCTGTATCTGTATCTTGGGGCGTTACTGTAACGTTACATGATGTTTCATTACGGTTGCGCTTTGTTTTCTCTCGATATTTTCTAACTCGATCTGTGCTGCTATCGCTACGATACTGCAATTCATCCCAAGCCATCGGGCTCATGTTTTCGTCAACTAAGCCAACCTCAAAAAGACGACGTTTGATCTCATCCAGTTCACGCGCTTGCACGCCGAGCTTAACAGCAATCTTGCGCTGCTTTAGGCTGCTTTCCTCATCATCCAGCAGGCCATCAGCCTTAAGACACATCAATGCAACGAAGTGCCAACGATCTTCAAAGGCCAGAAGACGGATTTTCTCGTCATCGATAACCCGATGATAAAGACGGAACCATTGAAGGTTACTCATTCTATGCTGGCTCCTTTAGCTATATTGCAGGGCGCGCAAAGGGTTTGAAGGTTTTCTAATACGGCCTTACCCCCTCTGCTTTCCGGGAATATGTGATCAACGTGGAGATCATGATGGCTGCCGCATTTTTTGCAGCGATAGGCGTCTCGCTCCAAAATTTCTTTGCGCAATTTGGACGGGATTGGTGATTTTCTGTAATGAGGGGTCATCCGCTTACTGTGCTCGGCCATCTCGTCATCCGTTGAGAAGCCAAAAACAGGGACGCCAGAGTGCGCCATCGAATACTCATGAGCCAATCGCCTCACACAGGAACCGCAAGCGCCCCTAAAATGGTAAACAAACTCAGCGATGACTTCCTTGCCGCATATACGACATTCCATTCTATCGCCTATAGATGCCATTGCCTGAAAACTCATGCCGCGCTCCTGTCTCTGGAAGCCGCAGCAGAGTAATCGGACACAGCTTGCCGTAGAGCATCACAAAGGCTGCGCTGCTCCTCGACTTCATGCGAAGGACGCGGAGCTTTACCTGCTCCATGCGTTTTCACTCATAGCTCCTTGCTGTACAGCATCTTCTGCATAGCAAAGGCCATATCAGAGTGAGATATGCGTTCAGACATGCGGCACCCGATAAGTTTGAGTGCCACCGAACAGATCATCACCCGATGGAATAACCATCGCGTTGGCAATAAGCCAAAGCGCAGATGCAAAGCTAACTGCCTTACCATCAGGATGTGTGAAATAGATGTATCCATTACCCTTCACCGCTGCTTCCTCCGAAGTCGAGGATTGTCGAACGAGCGCCCCCCCCCCTGACTGAGACGGGTAAGAGCTGGCTTAACGAAATGCGGTATTTTCAATTCCTCTGTCATTCTCTCAACTCCGGGCAAATCCATTCAGCTGCACCTGCAGCCCAAGTTCTAAAACTGACGGCGATCTTGTGCCGCCGGCTGAATGACAGCCATCGCAGCAATACGGGCGGTTTCGGCGCGATATGCGGCTTGTTTTCTTCTCCCATCGAGGATTGCCTTCATTTCTTCGATTTCTCTGTTTTCAATCCTGCTAGCTTCTTTGTTGAAGACAGCCCTCACTCTGCGGCGCGTCCACGCACCGTTGCGCTTACTCAAATCTGAATACGCCCGTTCCAGCATGGACTTGATCGTTTCGCGAACACCGCGCTGACCAATGATTTCGTCCAGCAGAGAAGCGGCCATATCGACATCAGTCATCGTCGGCTCCTTGGCTGAAAAATCCACGTTCTTGGATGAAATTCCCACGTTCATGGGTGGCTCCTTTGTTACGTTTCAAATCAGTGACGACTTGAGACGAAACCGGAGCAACCAGTGCATGGAGCCAGTGGGAAAGATTGCGCTGCGCATATTGAACAAAAACAGGCATGCGCAGATACACCGCCAAAGGACGGGAATTGATGGCCGAGACGATCAGAGGGAAGAGAAAAACCGCCTCGGCCTCACCGGTGGGAGGAGTAACCGGTGATATGAAACTGATTAATGGGGTCGCGGGGCTCATGCTGCGCGATCCTTTTTCTTTGGATGTGACAGTTTATCTCGCTCCAGTCGCATATATGCGCGGACTTCGATTTCTGTTTCTGGCCACACTCTGCCGCCTGCACGGAGCCTTTCAATTAGACGTCCGTTTTTGGCCGCTTTGATCCCAAAGCGAAAGGTGCCAGTTCCGGTCTCAGATAGAAAAGCTTCAATTTCTTCGAGAAGTTTCTTGCTCATAAATACGATATACACGCAATCGCGTGCATATGCAATACACGCAACTACGTGCACACGCTTTTCCGTGCATATGATAAAAACAAGACATGGTAGAAAACTGGAAAACCCGCCTATTAAAGGCTGTTGATGAAGACCCTAGATCCGACCGAGCCATCAGCTTGGCGGTTGGCCTTGGCGTGAACACAGTTAACGAGCTGCGCAATACCGATAAATCCCCCAGTATTGATAAAGTTCTCAAGTTGGCAGCGGAGCTTGGTCTGAATCTTGGATATGTACTGTGGGGTGGCGATCAAGATAAATCGCCCATCCGCGGGGATAAAGAAATCCTCCAAACCCTGCACCGGATTGAAGGTCTGGATCAGCGCGGCGTGGAAGTTGTGTTCTCGGTGATCGATACAGTCATCAATCGTCAGCCTTCCAAACAAGAACAGTCATCCTCTGGTGATCAACTTGAGCTCGCCACTCCCCACCGTGAGCCAAAGCCATAGATTCAGCTAACTCCTTAGCTTGGAAATCGACCTTTCTCATAGCCGCCAGCAGGCCGCCATTGAGCGTAGCTACACGGAGCAATTCCAGCTTATCAGCTTCTTTTCCTTTTTGGATGCGAGCAAACTTAATCATTCACCAACTCCGTGGATAACCTCTCACAACACGCTAACTGCACTTGCAAGAATCTCGCTTCCCGCAAGCGCTTATCATTTCACAAAATGAGAACATAGCAAGAACGATTTAACACAAGCGAACAGATTTTTAACGGACTATTAAGGACGCACTAGATGTGGTGGAGTTGAGGTTTGGGGAGCACAAATAGACGCCATGCACTCAATTGTGACGGTTCATATACGATAGGATACCTAGGCGGCTTTAAAGCGTCGAAAGCCAAACACAGCAATTACAATACCGATCAGCGCTAATACAGCGCCGCCGACACCAACAAACATCGCATCACTGCACTGAATGCCCGGACAGCGATAAGAAGCATCGGAAAGCGCAACCAATGCTATCAATAACGCAGCGCCAGTCACAAATAGGCCGGTAGCGATTACAGCGATATAAAGCTTCTTCATACATATCTCCGCAGGGGATTAACGCCTAACATCCGATCTCGGAGTATAGTGAAATACGTCAGTGGTTTGTGTCGCACACAGTCCAAGCCTGCGCTGTCTTACACCCTGCTAGTACCGCTAAAACCCAAATAAATTCAGTATCTCACCCACCGCCTCTATCAAAGCCTGACCAGCTACCAGCAAGTAGATAAGACCAGCAGCCAATAAAAACAGCAAAACCCGCCCACCGGTGCGCAATGGGCACAAAGCTCCTGCACCTATAAGTGCGATTATAACAATGATCGTAATCTCTGGATAAAACGCCGGGGTCAGTAAAATAAATTCCATACAGCGTTTTTAGCAACCTCTATGACTGAAACAAGAGAGATCACAGTGCCGGCCACCTAGTTTTTTTCATTTGCACTCACATTGCAGATATTTGCAAAATGCCAAGGCTCTCTAATTAGCAACACCGCTGATCACAAACTTGTGATTATTTCTGGACTCTTAAAATCGACTGAATTAGAGTTGGATTAGGTTACGCACTCTCTCATCTTAGCATTCAGAGGGGGCTCTGTAAGGTGGTTAGATTGAGCTGCGTAACCTGCAAAACCTACCCCATAAAACGAAGCCTCGGGTAATACCGAGGCTTTTTATTATGGCGTCTTACCGCCCAAGTATACGCTCTCGTTTACGTTTTAGCTTATCAGCCATGTGTATCCGCTTGAGCATGACATCTACCAACTTCTTTTGATCATACTGGCCAGTCATATATTCGCGAACAGCGGAATTCGCCAAGGCCTGCCCTTCATCGCTTTTTAGCTGAATGAGGGTGGCAGCGCAGATTTGGGAAAGCGCATTATTAATAATCGAGATATCTTTTGGATCGATTACATTCCTCTGAGTAGATTTTAACAATGTAGTATCCTCCAGCCCTCTTAATCGGAGTAGTCCGAAGAGAGCCTAATGAGAGTAACATAGTTAACACCTCAACCCTAATTTTCATTTTCTCTAAAATATCACAGCCCGCCTCGTGCGGGCTTTTTCCTGCCCTGATTCTGGTATGGTTGGGGTTTGGCTCAATTAAAATACACGCTATTGCGTTTATTGTATTGCAATGCACGCAGTAGCGTGTATATTCAACTCATCAACAGCGCGAAGAAGCACCCGCCGATCCGCTAACCGATGGAGAGAAACATGCGATACCCGTTTTGCACTGATCTGAGCGACAAAGCTCTCGGCATTACACTGTTTCAGGATTTTGAATGTGAAGTCGATGTGTCCCTGATCTGGGATAACGGCGAGCCAGTTCTTGAAGTGAACGCGGTCTATGTTGACAGTGAAAACCTGTCCAAAGGCGAAAGCGCATCGCAGTTTCTCGTTCACATGATCGCAGACAAAGCAGAGCGTGACGACGACCTCCTCACACGCCTCATTGAAGATGAAGAAGCCCGTTTTCCGAGGGCTGCATGATGGACGAGGAACTCATGACACTCGTCTGGTACGCCTATTGGGATGAAGGCAATACCAAAACTGCTTTGGAGCGCGTCGTTCAAGTTGTGCGTGATTACGACAAGGCCGCCTTGGCATCAGCTCAAGCTTCATCCGTTACGAAACTCTCTCAGCGCAGAAAGGCAGCATAATGGAAGGCATTATTCAGGATCTCTGCGCTCTGGTCTCAATCATCATCTTCGTAACAGTCATAGTCATCTATATCGGAGCTTTGACGTGAATGCGGATTATCAATGGTGGAGCAATCTGCTCGACGGCCGGCAAATGCCAATTCACGAAGGCGAGCCACAGTGCGGGTACTTCAAAATCCGTAACCGTCGCGGACTGAATAAAGATCTGGCGCCAATCAAGCGCCCGTTCATTGCGGCAGCCATCTGGAAAGCGCCGGACGGAACTTTCAAAGCAGAGATAGCAGGCCAACCTGTCGAGATCGATCAGGCATGGCCGTATGTCGCCAAATATCCAATCACCTATCACGAATATGCCTACTGGCACACCAATGAAAAATGGCCGGAGAAAGCAGCATGACACAAGTCACAACTATTCCTGCAGCCAAACAATCACTGATTACTTCTATGGCCTCTCAGTACGGGATGGAGCCTAAGGCTTTCGCAGATACTGTAAAAGCCACTTGTATGCCGAACACCGCAAGCAATGAAGAGTTTGCAGCGTTTCTGATGGTGGCCAAAGAATACGGGCTCAATCCGATCACCCGCGAGATTTATGCCTTCCCAAAGAAGGGTGGCGGTGTTCAGCCAATCGTTGGCGTGGATGGCTGGTTCAACTTGATCAACTCACACCCGCAGTGTGACGGTATCGATTTTGAGGATGAGTTTGACGACAAGCGTAATCTGATCGCGGTCAAATGCTCCATCTACCGTAAAGACCGCAATCGTCCGACAGTCGTCACCGAATATATGGATGAATGTAAGCGACCAACCGAGCCATGGCAAAAGTGGCCAAAGCGTATGCTTCGCCACAAAGCTGCAATTCAGTGTGCTCGCTACGCTTTCGGCTTTGCAGGGATCATTGATCCGGATGAAGCTGAGCGCTCGCCGGAAGTCATCACTCACGCAGTCGTTATGGCTCCTCCACCAACCATGTCGACCGATCATGAAGCCCCAACAGTTCCATTCGATAGCACAGCTTTCCTCACCGAGCTCGAAGAAGCACTGACTGTGGCCGGTGACATTGAAACACTCGAGGATATCTGGTCGTCACATGACCCATTGTCAGTTCTCGAAGGTGATGATCATGCACAGGACGTCGCTCTTAAAATCAAAGAGCGCTGCCTTGCTGCAATCGATACGGGAGCCGCAGCATGAGCAGATGGACACTCATTCTCCATAATGACCTGACTGTTCAAAAGGCCATCAACTGGTTACGCAAAGCACCACGAGGTATGCGTATTGAGTTCAAAATGCCAAAGCGCACCACACCACAAAATGACCGCATGTGGGCAATGCTCACGGATATCGCAGCAGAAATGCGCAAGCGCGGCACTGATTACACAACTGACGAATGGAAAGTCATTTTCATGCATGCTTGTGGCCGTGAAATGCGACTACTGCCGGCGCTCGATGGCCATGGCTTCATTCCATATGGGCAATCATCATCCGATCTCAGTAAGCAAGAAATGACCGATCTGATTGAATTCATGTCGGCCTGGGGTGCTGAGAAAAGTGTGGTTTTCAATGATGAAAGGAGAGCAGCATGATACAGACAGTTCCTCTTACTGCTCCTTATGAGTTTCGACGGAGCAAAAAGCTGGCGCAGGCTCATATCCGCTCAACAACTGAATTGATGAACGCACCGGAAGTATTGGCCAACCGTCAAAAGCGCCTGAACGACCGGATCTCCGATATTCTGGCTGATGAACTGGCAGCAGCTTTATCGACCCTCAACTTCAATGAGGTGCAGGCATGAGCAAGCGCATAGAGTTTTCCCGCAAAGACAAGGCAAAGATCATCGCCCGTGCAAACGGCAAGTGTGAAAAATGCTATGCAATGCTGAAGACCGGCGAGGGCGAAGTCGATCATATTCTGCCCTGCGCACTCGGTGGCGAGGCGACAATGGCCAATGGCCGCCTGCTCTGCCGTGTTTGCCATGTTGAAAAGACGGCCGGAGATATCAAGGCCATTCGCAAGTCAGACCGGCAGCGTGACAAGGCCAGTGGCGCGGTACGGCCAAAGTCTGCACTGGCAGGCCGGAAACGGCCAAAGCCGGCACTAACGAAAACACTGCCACCTCGCGCGATGTTTGTACCTACTAACAACGTAGTATCTGCGAAAGGAGGAAAGTTATGACCGAAAATTTATCGGACGACGTACTAATTGGCGCAAAATCGATTAGCAAATTTAGCGGCTTTCCGGAGCGAACAATTTATCATTTGTGCGCAAAAGGTGCCTTTCCTCATTTTAAAGCCGGTGATTTGTTGTGTGCACGCAAATCAACAATCATCCGATGGATATCTCAACAAGAAGTCGCTTGA